TTGAAATCCACCTCCTGTACTGATTAAAACAGATGGTTTTAAATCCCCAATAAGCTTGGTATTTATGAAATTTAATAATGCTTTGTCTAATTCTTCAGATCTTTTCATAGTAAAATCAATATCAAATGCCATAGCTCTAATAGCAATTATATCATCAATATTATTCTTACCACCTGCGCCTTGTCGTTCAGTAACATGACAAGGGCGATTAACTGAATAATAAACGTTCGAGCCACGAGCTTGGCGTTTCTTAATATCTTCTATCATCCAATCGCGCTGCTCATGTTCGTATGTAGCGCCACCCTCCCACTTTGGGCCTCGGTCCTTACCAGCAAAGGGAGCTTCTGATGCAATAGTGTGACGACCAGTAGGATCAAGCATATCAAGAAATTGGAGAGCTTTAGCAATGTCGTATGTAAGCATCAGTATCTCCATTCATATGCTTATAGTAGCACAACCCGAACGAGAAGGCAAGCGTCAAATGTACATGAGAAGGATGTAGATCATGCCGGGATTCACCTATAAGTCGTATTCTTTCGTGGATAAAGATCCACTTATAGACCATATTAGAACTGTAATACAAGATAGTAAACTATCAATTATGGCAATTGTTGAGAAAAGTGGAGTAAGTTATGGTACCATTAATGCTTGGCTTTATGGTACGACTAGAAGGCCACAAGCAGCATCAATAAATGCAGTATTGAGAGCGTGCGAATATAAATTGAATATATCGCCTATAGATGCGCCAATGATTATAGTGCCCACGGCCTATACTCCAATAGCTATGGAGCCAAAAGCGCAGGCAGCACCAAAAGTCAAGAAAAGGCTGGGCGCTGCTAAATATTCCAATGTACATCACATCTCAAAACACAGGAAAAGAAAGTGAACACCTGCCACGGGGCCTTTCCCAGCAGCGGGCGTAGAGCCAACGGCTAGCGTATGGCCCCCCTTTTATTGACCTTTTAGGGGGTGTGCTGAAAAGCAGTTACCAAGGCGCTACAAGGTGAGATTCGGGCCTGTGGCGGGTGCCTGAAAAAGGCAGCATACCGTACCCGTGAAATCTCACAAAGCTCTATACTGGGGCCACTTACGAACTAAGATTTGTTCGTGGCCCCTTTTACAATTCAGAAATACTTATAAAATTTCTATTTTTCAGGATAGGACTTGCCTTCCCGTCGAAAGTGTGCTATGTAGGAGAGGATGAACACCATGTCTTACTCAAATGCAATCTATAGGAAAGACGCTAGTGGAGAAATACGCATATGGTATTATGAGCTAGGCACACCTCCATTAGAAGGACATTATAGGACAATTTCTGGACTATTAAATGGAAATAAAATAACATCAAGTTGGACATATTGTCCACCTAGATCACAAGATACGGCTGCTGATCAAGCATACTTCAATGCAGAGTCTCTCAGAAATAAAAAATTGAAGATGGATTATAAAGAGAGTGTGAACGATATTGATGAGCCACGCCATAGTTTTATTAAATCAATGAACGCGCAGCCCTATGTAGGTTGGGAAGGCCCATGCTATGTCCAACCTAAACTAGATGGTATGCGCTGCTTGGCGAATAAAAATGGACTATGGAGTAGATTGAACAACAGAATTATATCTGTTCCTCATATTGAGGGAGCGTTGAAGGAATTCTTTAATACATGGCCTCATATTGTATTAGATGGAGAATTATATAATCATGAACTATACGATGATTTTAATACAATTATGTCTTTGACAAAGAAAACAAAGCCTTCTATGGAGGATTTGGACCGATCGAGGCGCCTCATAGAATATTGGATATTTGATATGTTTGATATGGATAATCCAAAATTGACATTTAGTAAAAGATGGGGATGGCTAATAAAAGAATTGTTCGGAGCTATTGATGAACCAATAGTAAAAGTGTTGACACAACGGATAACATCAGAAGAACAACTTAGTATTAATTTTATGGAACTATTACAGAATGGATATGAAGGGCAAATGGTGCGCTACGATATGCCCTACGATCAGAAACGTTCGTCATATCTACTGAAGCGCAAAGAAATGCAGGATGAAGAATTCAGGCTTATAGATATTGAAGAAGGACAAGGAAATTGGACAGGATATGCCAAAATTGCTATTTGCGAAACTATAGATGGTAAGCAATTTGGAGCAGGAATTTCTGGAACACAAGAGTTCAATGCAAAACTATTGAGAGAGAAAAAGAAATACCAAGCAGTTACTATTAAGTATCAAGCATTAACACCAGACGGCGTACCTAGGTTTGGAATTGCTACAAAGTTTTGGGAAAAAGAATTCGACGATCTTGAGCAGCGCATCAAGCCAAAGAAGGATTTATTCAGTTAGGTCATAACGGAGAGGTAGCACTCATGAATGACGAATCTTGGCAAGCTAAAGCCTTAGCAAATCAGAAAGAAGCAGCTATGAGCGAACCAAAAAATGAGGTCGTTGAAGTACACAAGACACATATGCCAGCCATGCATCTGGATAGTGAACTCCAGAAAATGGGAAATATGGGTACAGAGAACGTCAAAACTAAAGACGTTCTTATTCCTAGATTGACAATCTTACAGGCGCTTTCTCCTCAGCTAGCCAAGAAGAAAGCTGAGTATATTGATGGGGCAGAGATTGGAGATTTCTGCAACGTTGCAACTGGAGATATCTACAAGGAGGCTATTCTTGTAATTCCTTGTCATTTTGCCACAGCATATATTGAGTGGGGTAAGAATCGTAGTGGGCTAGTAGCCAATCATGGAGACGATGCCTCAATACTCAAGAGGGCAGCGCGTAATGATCAAAACCAAAATATTATGCCTAATGGTAATATTATCTCAGAAACATCTCAGTGGTATTGTTTGCTTCAAGACGGAGCTTCATGGACGAGAGTATTCATTCCTCTCACATCCACAAATTTAAAGCACAGTAGAAAATGGATGACTCTATGTCGCACGGAAAGTGTGCAAATGCCAGACGGTTCTCTTTGGAAACCACCGTTGTTTTGGCGCAGTTGGAAGCTAGTTGCTATTGAAGACAGTAATGATCGAGGCGATTGGACAACGTTTAAGCCAGAGAAGGGTTCTTCAACATTAGAGTTGGACGATAGCAGGCAGCTCATAAGAGCGTGCATGTCGTTCTATGAAGATGTCAAAAGCAACGTTGTTCGTGGAGAAATTCTCGAAGAAGATCAAGGTGGCCGCACGATCAATGCTACTGCCAACAAGAACGACGACGATATCCCATTCTAGTATTTATGGCGCGATCCAGCATAGAGCTTGGGTACAATAGCTCTCCCATCGGAGCTAATATCTGAAGGTGTATGTGATGGCATCCCTGATGACGCGCCTGTTTGGAGATTTAAATGGAAAAACTACCTAGAGAGTTTGACTGTATAGATTGTCATTGTCACGTGTTCTCTTGGAGTGTATATGATGATAACGAGCGGTGCGCAGTGTGTACGTGGATACACGATCAGCCAAATCTAACTGAAAAAGAGATTGCCGAAATCAGAATACTTACGGCAACACCAATCTTAGAGAAGAACAATGACTGATATCGAAGACATTAGAGATATGTTTGGATTCACAGCTCCAACTGTGGAGCAGTTGAAGAACATTAGTATGTGGGCGACAGAGGCGCTAAGACTTCAAGCTGAGATTGAAGTCGCAGAAGCTCATTTAAAAGGATTAAAATCAGAATTGACAGTTATTGAAGAAGTAGAGTTGCCAAAAACCTTGCTGGCAGCAGGTATGCTTGAGTTTACATTAACAGATGGAAGTTCCATTTCTGTTAAGGATGTCATACAAGGTGGATTTCCAAAGGACATAGTAATTAGAGAACGTCTAATGGATTGGGTTGCTAAAGAAGGTGGCGCAGAAAACATAAAAGATCACTTTGAAGTCCACTTCACAAAAGGACAATACGAAAATGCTGTGGCGCTACGGAAACTGCTTCAGGAGAAACAGATCATTTTTGACGAGTTTGAGAATGTTCATACGCAAACTCTTTATGCGTTTTTCAGAGAGAAAATAAAAGAAGGCACCATGCCTCCTTTCGAGGATTTCGGGTTACGTTACTTCAAGCGTGCCGATATTAAAAAAGGTTAATCAGTCATGGAAATGCACATTATTGGTGCTGGCATGGCTGGGTTACTTTGCTCAAACATGCTGAGGCGCCATAGAGTTACTGTGATTGAAAAGCAAAAGATTTTACCAAATAATCATCATGCAGTTCTGCGCTTTAGATCTCCAGAGATAGGCAATCTTCTGGGTATACCTTTTAAGAAAGTCAATATGCTAAAGACTTATGTTCCATATTATGGTAACGTAGTTGCTGACTCTGTTTCTTATTCACGGAAAGCAACAGGCAAATTTCTATCTGATAGATCAATTAGAGAAGGTACTGTCCAAGCAGAAAGATGGATAGCGCCTCCAAATCTAATAGAACAAATGGCAGAAAATGTGTTAGTGTCATTTCAAACAGAGTGGAAACCTAGAAAATCTGATATACAAGTTCCTGTTATATCAACTATACCTATGCCTGCATTAATGGCTATATTAGAATATGAACATGAAATTAATTTTGATAGTATTCCAGGAGTAGTGTTTACTGGGCGCATCCTAGATTGTGATGCTTATTGCTCTGTACTATTCCCAGGTCCTGAGAACTATAGCCGCGCCACCATCACAGGAGACCAGTTGATAGTGGAGTTTCCAAATGCCAAAGAAATCCCGGAGTCGATTGATCTCGCGTTGGTTTATCTCAATCTTGGGTTATACGATGCTGTTATATTGGATGGCAAATTCACCAAGCAGCCCTACTTCAAAATTACAGCAATCGACGAATCAGAACGTAAAAGATTTATGCGTTGGGCTACAGTTCATCACGGTATCTATTCTCTTGGCAGATATGCAACGTGGCGCCCCAGGATTTTGCTCGATGATCTCGTACACGATATCAGAAAAATAGAGGAATGGATCTGCAAATGACCAGAGATAATCAAATAGAAGGTGAATATAGAGAATCAATGAAGGAACTAGCACGATTTATTGATGGATTTTTTAACAAAGATCTTGATAATAAAAAATTGGATTTTGTCTAATGTTATGGAGTATTGGTGAAGGACCAGGACGTGCTAATTATATCTCCAACTGCGTTCGTGCAGATGTTATTGTAATGCTTAAGGAAATATTGGCTCAATTTGAAGGTCAACCAAATGTAACTGGGAGAGCGTAATGCAAGTAACACTGTTGGACTATACTGGTGCTTGTTCACCAAATCCTGGGCGCTACGCAGCCTCCATTCTGCTTTATACTAAGTCAACACGTTTACAGATGTCACCTGATCTGCTTAATGCTATAGATCAGTTGCCTGATGACGAGATGCTATTCAATCTAAGATTGATGGCTGATACCAATCCTGGATCATGGGAATTCGTTTATTTAACGTTCTATATTGGAGACGCTACTAGGGCGCTTCAACAGCAACTGACGCGCACCAGAACAGCATCGTATGCCATACAAACAACGCGCCTAGTTGATATGAGCAACTTTAAATACGAGACAGGTCCAACTATAAAAGGAGTTATTGACAGAGAAGTTGTATATGATTCCACAATGCGAATGATTAATAACGGATACAAAGAACTTGTAAAGCAGGGAGCTGAAATTGAAGATATTCGTGGCCTTTTGCCTCTCAATACCATTAGTAATATCAATATGTCTATCAATCTGCGCAATTGGGTTAACCTTGTACGCAAGCGTGAAAGCATTCGAGTACAAACTCCATACCGTCAAATGGTTGACATGATGGTAATGGAAGTAGAAAAGGTATATCCATGGGTGTATCTTTTTGTGAAGAATGATGAGACAAAGGCGCGCAAAGACCTTCAATTAATGATTTATGAGAATAAAAAACTAACAGCAGATGAGAAAACTGCTATGATTAAAAAGCTTGACATAATTATGAAAGATCTTTAATGTACATTCTGATAGATATTGATCATACCATAGCAGACGCCTTCTGGCGTGATCCTATGATTGGTGCACAGACATGGGACGAATACCACGGTGCCTCCAAAGATGATAAGGCTTTTAAAAAAGTAGTAACGCTCATTAATTCATTAAGCGCTATGAACTATATAATCATAGCGTTTACTGGGAGAAACGAAAGGTTTAGATCACTTACATTAAATTGGTTTCTAAAGCATAAGATTGACGTAGACGAGTTACTGATGCGCCCAGATGATAACTTTGAAAAGAACGGTATAATGAAAAGTAATCTATTGCATCAAAGATTTAATGGTAACTTTAAGCAGATTCAGTTTGCTATAGATGATAATGAAGAATCATGTTTAGAACTATACAAGCTGGGAATCACAACTCTACAGATCAGAAATATAAATGGAGTAAAACATGCAAACAACGATGTCACCAAATGAATATTCTACACTAGGTTCATTTATGAAAAAAGCCAAAACATATGTTGAATGGGGATGTGGAGATAGCACTGTCTTAGCAGCAAGTGTTGATGTACCAAATATTATCTCTACAGATTCATCATTAAATTGGATAGAAAAGACAAAACATAGATGTGAAGAATATAAATATCAGCCTAAATTCATACATATAGATATTGGTAAACTTGGTAAATGGGGAACGCCTATAGATGAATCAAAGAAAGATTATTGGCCTAGATATTGTACGTATGTTTGGCAAGATCATAGATCAATAAATGCTGATTTATATCTTATAGATGGGCGCTTCCGAGTTGCGTGCTTTGCTCAAATATATCGGTACTGTACTGGTAATTCAATTATAGCTGTACATGATTTTGCATCAAGACAAAAGCATTATTCAGTAATACATGAAATAGGAAGAGAAATATTTTCCATAGAAGATTTATCATTCTTTGTTGTGCAAAGACACAAATTGGATTTAGCTTATAAAATACTTCGTGAATATCAATACGACTACAAGTGAGGTATACAATGAGTAAAGAAAAAGTACAAGATCACTATCTGTCAACAATGATGCTTAAGCATGGCGATAAGCCTCAACCAGATGTGCAGCAGATAGCGCTTACTGGTGCAGCTAAGGAGGGTTCTATTGGTTCAGTAATTAAGATCCAAATTGGAAGTCCATCTATAACAGAATTTCGTGATGATGTAATAGACAGTGACCTTGATTTTCAAGGGTTTACCACATTAATTATGTGCCACGGTTATACATACATGGATTGGCTAGAGAATGTTCCAGATGAAGAAACAAAACATATAATAGATGTCAATTTATATGGGTCTATAAGAATGATAAAACAGTTCGTTAATACTACAATAGATGCGCCATATCGTAAAAAAATCATATCCATAGGTAGTATGGCATATAACAAAGTGCTTAATGGTAGCGCTGCTTATTGTGCGTCCAAAGCAGGACTGAATATGTTTATTCGGTGCGCTGCTTGGGAACTCGCGCCAAAAGGATATGATGTTTACATTATACACCCATCAAATGTGGCAGATGCGCCCATGTCTTATGATACAATCAAGCATCTGATGCGCTACAGGAAGCTGGATCAAAACGAAGCGCTCAGTTATTGGTCATCCAATGCTATTCGTCCAATGCTTTCTAAGGAAGAAATAGCTAGTCATGTTGAATATATTATTTATGGAGATACGAGTTATCTAAGTGGTTGTCCAATAGAACTGGGCGGAGGGTCAAGGTGACTGAGGTTAAAATAGATCATACTCTAATACCACTAGATGCGCTCGAAGAAGTGAGTAGAGCGCTAATGCACGGTGAGGAAAAATATGATAAGTTTCTATGGATAAAGAAACAGCATCGCCATAGAGATTTGTTGGCAAAAGCGTTGCGCCACATATTTGCTTTCTCGCAGGGTCAAGATTTGGATTCTTCTGGTCTACAACATATAGCTTGTGCTATATGTGATCTTATGTTCTTGCAGTCAAATATCCTGCGTGGAACAGGGACTGATGATCGTATGATATATAGCAAAATTATGGAGGAAAAGAAATGAGATTGGCATTCTGCTTTATATCCAATACTGATGATGGACTTAGAGAACTGATTAAATATTTTAAATATGATTGTGCTTTACCACCATATGTAGTTGATAGTTACAGCAAGAATATTTTAATTAATCCACCATTAGCTCCAGATTGCTTTATAGGCCATGATTGGAATGTAGAATGGAGAGCATATATTTCATTTCCAGTACTAGATATGTTCTCGTTGCGCCAAGACTCATTTAAGATGGCTCGCAATGCAGATATAATCTATATAGGTGATGATGATATGCACTTTGAATATCAGAAATCATCATTCGTTATTAACGAGTGCTGCGAATATATGATGCTAAACCAAGATTGTGGAGCAATCTATTTAGGAGGAAATTTTGGTGGTGAAGGAGATACACATGGCAATGAAATCTATATTACCAACAAAGGCCATCTTGGAACTAATCGTGGAATATTGGTGCGCAACAGAGAGCAAATTCTTTTGAATAGACTACACGCATTAGGAGCCAATTTTGATGCTGTAGTTGGATTTACATGCTTGCTTCAAGGTATGTACGTGGCTCGACGATTGCACGTTCCAATTAAACATTTCACCACAAATGTAATGGAAGAAGGGCATCCAAATAAATTCTATGATCTTGAATATCTTAGGACGCAAGGAATAATGTCTAAGGTAAATCAGGTTATTGGTAAATGGGAAGATCATGCAGTATGGCCTGAGAATATCTTTACTATGTATCGTCAAGCTGCATTTGTAAGAGGGTTCGTACCAAAATATGACATCGAAGGGAACATACTATGAGATTGGCATTCTGCTTTATATCTAATCAACAAGAGAAACTAAAGGAGTTGCATGATAACTTCATCTATGATATTTATCATGAGTCAAATAGATGCGTAAGTAGTTTCACTGTAAATGTATTGACAAATCCCCCTATCTCCAGAGCATTTTATTTAGGAGATTGGAATTTTAAATGGATATCAATAAAATCTAGGAACGCTACTGACTTCTTTTCGTTGCGCCAAGAAAGCATTAAAATGACACTTTGGGCAGATATCATTTTTATAGGAGAAGATGATATGAAATTTCTGCCGGGTTCGACAGAAGTAATAAATCAATGCGTAGACTTTATGCGCTTAAATCCACAATGTGGGGCTATATATCTTGGAGGAAATTTTGGTGGAGAAGGCGCTATGCATGATGATGAATTTTACATAGCTAATTCAGGTAGTCTTGGAACAAATAGAGGCATCATGTTGCGCAATAGGCCTGAGCTACTTGATAATAGCCTCCATGCTTTAGGAGCATGTGAAGATGCTATTATGGGATTCACCGCCTTAATGCAGGGATATTGGATAGCAAGGCGATTGAATATTCAATCTATTATTCATGAAAATACACATCGTATATCTGAAGATACACCAGACATAAACTATAGTTTACCATTTATTAGAAATGAAGGACTAAGATACAGCGTTGGTAAAATAATAGGCCCGTGGGAAAGCCGAACAGAGTGGCCTCCAAATATCTTTGCTCATTATCGTAGAGCATGTATTGTCAGGGGATTTACTCCACGATACACTTATGAAGGAGAAATAGAATGAAAAGCACGCAACGAAATGAAATAATAAAGAAAGTATGTGAAATTGATCCAAATCTAAGAGAGAATATCGTTATATTCTTTCAGAAAGCGCCTGGACAATATAACAAACATCAATGGATAAAAGAAACTGGAGATCAACCTTTCGTAAACAGATATGCCAAGTTGAGAACTATATTCAACAAACATAAAGAATGGGGTTGTTCTGTTTCGGCCAGTGGACATGGTGCCCAACTAACAATTCACTTCAATTACTAGGAGATAAAAAATGCCTTACTCATTGAACACTATGGATAATTATGTCGATGCGATAATCAAAATTATACAACCAAAAATTGTTTTGGATTTAGGAGCAGGTGCTGGAAAAATAGGGAAAATGATTAGAGATGAAATACCAAATTGCAATATAACAGCAGTTGAAATATTTGAAAAATATATATACAAATATAATTTGAAATATTTATATAATGATATTATAAATGATAATGTTATGTCTATCATGTCTAAAATAAAAGATAGATGGGATCTTGTAACTATGGGAGATATAATTGAACATTTAAGGAAATCAGAAGGAATTGATTTACTAAATTTTCTAATTTATAGAACTGGATATATTTGCATTATAACTCCAGAAAAATATCAACAGGATAATATTGACAATA